CAAGTGCTATAGACTTGTGTATGGTTTGTTAAGTATGGAATGTACAAAAGCAAATGGTGATGCCACGGCAGTTAAAGATATGCCTGTTCTTTGGAGAGTCACAGGTATGAACTTTAAACCTATAGGCGAAACGCTAAAAGGTTTAAAAGGCAGAAACAGTCTGATGTTTAATCATGTATTAAATCTTTCTAGTAAAAGAAAAAAGAATGGTGATAACATATTCTACATAGCTTCTATAGGTGTTGACGATAAACAAGTAGAGTTTTCTAAGAAGGATTTAGAACATATGGATATGTTTAATGATCTTATAAATGAAGAAAACCTAAAAGTATCAGAACAATGGAAGCAAGCTAACACATCTACTAAGAGTGATGCAGAAGCTGCTAAAGTAGTAGAGGTAGTTACAGAAGATTCTCCTGAGGAGTTCCTGGCTACTTAATGTCTTCTCTATTAAATAGAATACAAATGTTTCTCACAGAGGCTAACAAAGCCTCTGTGGATATTTCTAGCACAATAGTAAATGAGTTTGGTGAAGCATGTAAAGATGCTTTTAAAAAACAGTTTACAGATATTAGAGAGGATAAATTTAGAATAAGAATGTCTAGTATTGGCAGACCTTTATGTCAATTACAAATGGAAAAGTCTGGTGCAGAAGCAGAACCTATGCCTTACAATACTAAAATGAGAAACTTGTTTGGTGATCTTATAGAAGCTTCTGCAGTTGCTATAATGAAAGCTGCAGGCATACGAATAGAGGAGTTACAAAAGCATGTAAAATTAAAATTAGGTAAGCATAATATTAATGGTGCTTACGATGTTAAAATACAGAATAAAGTTTGGGATATAAAAAGTGCATCACCTTGGGCATTTGATCATAAGTTTAGCGATGAGGGTGGTTTTGATGCTATTTTAAAACAAGATACTTTTGGGTATGTATCTCAAGGATATCTATATGCCAAAGCAGAGAATACAGATTTTGGTGGTTGGATAGCTATTAATAAATCCACAGGAGAGTGGGCTATAGCAGAGACTCCTTTATCTGATGAGAAATACTCTAAAGATGCTATAGAACTAGCAAAAAAGAATGCAGAGGCATTACAATCTGATGCCCCATTTAAAAGATTGTTTGAAGATGAAGAAGAATTTTTTAATAAAAAAGCTACAGGTAATAGAACATTAGGTTTAGAATGTAGATTTTGTGCATACAAGAAACCTTGTTGGGGTAAAGAATTACAATACCTACCTCAACAACAATCAAAAGCACTAAATCCTAAATGGGTTTGGTATACTAAAATAGAAAACCCTAGGGAGGAAATCAATGTCTGAGTTAAAAAGAAAACCTATTTTTATTTCAATAAATCCTACTGATGTAGGATACGAGTGTAATGTATTACCACCAACCGATATGCCTAAATTAGAAAGTTATGCAGTAGCATTGACTATGGCATATGGAATGGTAAGAGCTGCAATACAAGAGCCTAACTATATATTTGATTTTGGCGTAGACGCTATGTCTGAAACAGAAGAAGATTATAAAGTTAAGTTTGAAGATATATTAAAACGTAGAAGGGAGAAACTACATTAATGACAACACATCTAGTAATACCAGATCCCCATGTAAAAATGGGTGTAAATAATGATAGATTTATTTGGGCTGCTAAGTTTGCAAATGAAGTAAAACCAGACGTAATTATATGCCTGGGTGATTGGGTTAATATGGATTCTCTATCACACTTTGATAGAGGAAAGAAAGCTTTCGAGGGGAGAAGATATAGTAGAGAAATAGATCATGCAGAAGAAGCACTACATAATTTTAACAAATATTTAAAAGTTAAAAAATGTAAAAAGATAATGTTGGAGGGTAATCATGAATATAGAATAACTAAGTTTGTAGAAGATAATCCTGAGTTGGATGGTAAATTGAGTGTGGGGGACATACCTTTTGAAGATTATGGATGGGAGGTCCATGAGTATGAAAGAATAATAGAGATAGACGGAATACTATATTGTCATAATATAGCAAGTGGTGTGATGGGGAAACCTATTAGTGGAGATTATGTAGCTTCTAATTTATTAAAAAAGAACTTTCAATCTGCTACTGTAGGTCATTCCCATCTGTTTGATTATGCAATTAGATCTATGCATAATGGTAGAAAAATTATGGGATTAAATGCAGGATGTTATTTACATCATAAAGAAAATTTTGCTAAAGGTACACAGAGATTATGGTGGAGTGGATTAATAGTAAAAAGAAACGTAGATAAAGGTGAGTATGATTTAGAAACAATAAATATAAAGGAGTTAAAAAGCAGATATGAAAACCGCAAATGAAATGCTTAATATTGCTGACAAATTAGTATCAGGTGATAGAGCACAAGAGTATGGTGATAAAAAGACTATGCACGATAACATAGCAAGGCTTTGGTCTGCATATTTAAATACAGATGTAACAGGCCATGATGTAGCTTTGATGATGACATTATTAAAAATGGCCAGAACTAAAGCAGGTAATGTTACAGAAGATACATATGTAGACATGGCAGCTTATAGTGCTATAGCCGGGGAGTTAAAAAATATATAATGAGTAGTTATGTAATAAGACCTAAGTATGTGGTTGTTGAGGCAACTGAATATAAAACATTAGAAAAAGTAGACCATGATGTTATAGCTAATTTTGATGATATCGAAACAGCTTATAGATTGGTTAATATTAAGAGCGAAGCAGATCAGCTTCAGGGATTCTCATATAAGAGATATATGGTATATCATATAACAGATGATATGAAGGGGGAAGATGGAAAATAATTATTTAATAACACAAGAACAGATAAACAGTATATTAAAATATATGTTTACAAGACCTTATGCAGAAGTAGTACAGGCAATATCTTTACTAACTAAGTTACCTAAGTTAGATCCAAAGATAAAACCTGAGTTTGTGCAAGAAGGTGATAAGAAAAAATAATGAAAGACACTGCTGTGTTATTTAAAACCACAGTCCTTATAACTGATAAAGGGGCTGTGGTAGTTGATCATGAGTCATTACCTAGTAAAGAAGTTACTAAAAGATTAGGTAATGGCTATTATCCTAGTTTAATAAATGCTATAGTAAGTCATTGTAAATCCAGGTCACATTCTTTTGACGAAGATCTTACAACTTTAGTAAATACTCTTTAGACTGCAGTCATTAGTCCTGTGTTAGTATTTTCTTCTACAGCTGTAGGGGGTCTATATACTTGATTCATTTTCATAGCATCTGAGGTAGGTGTTGGTGCGTCAGGTGCAATGAATTCGTCTTGAGGTACTACTTTTTGTGATTCTTGTGACTCTTGCACTTCTTTTGGCGTAGGTGGTGTTTTAACTTCTGCCATTAATCCTTCTGTCGATTCTCTTTTTGTTTCTACAGGACTTTGTGTTGCTGACATATTAGCAAATGTATTTACTAAATCATTAAAATTTAAATCTCTCATAGCATCTAATAAATTTTTTACAACGGAAGTATTTGTAACATTGCCTTCCATATTAGTTTCAGGTTGTTCTCTGACTATTGACTGCATCAAAGGTTGTTTTAGATTTTCTATTGGTTGTGTTGCCATCTTTTACTCCTAACATTCTAAGAAGCCCTTCCCTATCTTGTTTATTAGTTTTAGGTCTAGGCTTCTTAGGTTTATTTTTCATTTTTTTTCATATATTCATAGAAAGGCATAGCCTTATTGAATTTTTCATAGTCAGGTTTACTTAAGCCTAACAAGTTAAAACCTTTATCTAATAATGATTCCTTTTTAGGTTTTACTTTTATATTTTTATCTCCTAATAACTTTGTAGAAGTTTCAATAACTTTGTCCGCTATTTCATTCATATCAGATTCTAATCTATCATAAGTTAAAGTTACATATTTAGTTTTATCTTTATTAGGTATTCGTAAACCTTCTATAGTATCTAATATGTGATCCTGATGAATCTCTTTAGATTCTGGAAAAAGTCTCATATCTATAAATCTTTGAAGTAGTTCTTCTCCTTCTCTATTAAAATTACCTTGTGCATAAATAGAATCATCAAACGCCTTATAGACTTCAGGGTGTAATTTTTTAGTTCTGTGCCTACTTTCATGCATTACAACTGCTTTGAAAGCAGGATCATAAGTTGTTATACTAGGATGATACATTAACCCTAACTGACCTTCTAAATCAGGTCTAACTCTAGCTACTTCGCTCAAAGTTGGGTGATTTGCCTCAGATCTAATTTTACCCATACTGCCTGCCCCCATCATGAAAACATCAGTTAAAGTGTTTGGATACATGGCAGCAGCTGAAGGATCAAATCCTAATTGTGCTATGGGATCATTGGCTAGTGCGTCTTCAAAAAACTTTAAAGAAAATTCTTTTCTAGCCGATGGTGGCGATGTCTCGTCAACATTTGACATGATCCCATTAGCCATTAAACTGCTTGTACTAAAGCGACTGCGATAATTAAAGCTACAACAAGCACTATAATCTTACCTTTTTTGTTAAGACTATTCCACTTATCTGTAGCTTTTGATATGTATTCTGTTATCATATTTCCTCCATTTGTTTGCTTAGTGTGTTAGCACGATTTGGGGTCTGTTTTGCCCACCTCGAATCGAGCATTTGAAGAGCTGCTTCTACAAAATCATTTTGTTGTAGTGCAGTAATCATCATCTTAAACTTACTAACTCCTCCGAAACCCATTTGATAAATCATTTCACATAATATGCACTCTGCTTTAGAAGGTATGTTTAAATTATTTTCTGCACAGAATCTATCCTTTAAATCCCACGCCTTATCAAAGTCTTGATCAAACAATTTATCCCACCCTTCTTTTGTTGTAGGTATATCTTCTCCTGGTAATATTTTATGACCATAGCCCCCTGTATCAAAACCTAGGGTATCCTTATAAACGTCTAGTCTATAGCCTTCATGTTGTTTTATTTGTTCTTTTAGAGTTTGTTTTATTATATCTACCATGATATCTCCTATTTCTTTTTAGTTATTAATCCCATAGCACCTTTTGCACCTTTGATACCAAAACTGGCAGAACATGCTATGTATAAAAGATGTTTATAGTAATCTGGCAATGACTGTAATGCAATAAATCCTGCATGGATATGGTCTGTCATTCCGGGAAAAAATACTGCCACCGCTGGTGCCAAAAGGCATATTAAAATTAGTTCGTCTTTCCAAGAACCTTTCATCTGATCGACCGCACTGGCCTCCCACGAAATTTTTCCCGCTATTTGTTGTTCTTTCAAAGCTTTGGCTGCTTTAATTTCAGTAACAGCTAACTCTGCTTTTGCTTTCTTAGTCTCCACAAAACCTTTTACTGTATCGCCTACAATACTAGCAATTGGCCCTAATAACATATTTAACATATTTCCTCCTTATAATCCTAAATCTTGATCATCTATGTAATCCATGACACTTTTAAATAATAAAGATAACTGAGACTCTAGCTGATCTATTTTAAATCTTTTAGCGGTCCCACTCATAGCTTTATCATTAATTATTAAATTCCTAGTTTGATTTATAGATTGAATTTTTCTACCAATATTTTCTAATGTTGGACTTATAGCCATTAGTTCCATAAAATCAGGATCTTCTGCTAGTTCTTTAATTAATTCTATTTTACCCTCTTCTTTAAACTTTTTAACTATGTTAACAGCTTTATCTGCTTCTTTTTTTAACCTATAAAACTCAGCTTCCGATTGTGTAAATTTATTAGGATCTAATTGTAAAAATCTTTTTAAAAAAGGAAATTCATCTAGCCTCTTATCTGGCATGTCTTTATCATCAAATAAGTCAAATCCTGAATCTATTAAATCTAATAAGTAACCGCCCATTGCACCTGTGTATGCCCTATAATAATTTTCAAACTTAATAGGAGACATTAGATATTTTCTAATATTAGGTGGTGCATTTTCTATAGCTGACGTAATTACATTACTACTCCACGGATAAGACTGACCATAGTCAGGTAAACTATGTTTCATATTTTCTGATACGACAGGAGATCCAAAAAAAGTTTTATTTAATGCTGTGTTATATATAGGTGCTACTAATTGGGGTACATAAGATAATCTAGCTTGTTGTTTTAATATAGTCCAAGTAGTTAGGAAAAACTCATCTGCATCTTTTTCATTATCTAAAGTTTCTAAAAAACTCGTTAATATAGTCCCTAACGCACCAAACTCAAAAGGCTTAGGTATCTTTATA